GGATGGCGCGCTGCCGTCGATATCCAGGATGCGGATCAGCATTGCAGCGGAGATTGACGGCTCCTGCATTTGCGCAAGCCGCTTCTCCTTGTGACCGTCGAGATAGACGAACCGCACTTTGGATCCCGAAGCGGGAAGCGTGAATATGAACTCTCGCTCCGCGCCATAGGGTGTGACCGGTAAATCGTCGAGGTTGATCGTTACCTTGTTCTTGGCACGGCAGGCCGTGTTCGGACAGACAAGCTCAAGCTCTACCTCGTCTCCGAGCGATATCTGGCGAAGCTTCACCAGGGTGAAGAGCCTGTCGCCGGAGAGCATATCGAGGACGTCTTTGGGCGTGACCTCGTCTTTGTCGCCGACCCGCAGGATGCAGTTGGCGAGAACCTGGTTCACCGCGTCACCGTTGCGAATAAGCCGATGATTAGTGAGCAGTTCCTCCTCTGCTCCGGTCATCTCTCTAAGTTCTATCTCACTGCCGGTCGGTAATATAAATGTATACAAGTCCATCCTCCGTCAGTCCCAGTAGTTGTAGCAGATCGTGATCTTCTCGATGGTGTTGTCTGAACTGCCGCCCTCGAGCTCGTCGTATTCCAGGGCCTTAACCCACGCGCCGTGAAGCGTCCAACGGCGGGTCTCGTTTCCCGCCCGGTCGTAACGCACGATGTCGATATCGCGCATATACTCCTCCGGCAGCGCGCCGACGCCGTAGTTCACATCGGCCTGGATGCGCACCCAGTCGCGAGCGGACTCATCCGACCCATCAGCGAGCACGCCCTTTTCGAGCGTGATATCCTCGAACTTCATCCGGCCTGCGACCTTCTGGTCGAACATCGAGCCGGCCGGGGCGAAGGCGACCTCCTCGAACTCGGTCTTTGGCTCCTGGCCTTTCTTGAAGAGCGCCACGTCGAAGCCGTTTATCTCAATGGCGAACTGCCAGTTCTGGTAAAGGCTCTGGGGCATTGTCACTTCCATCGCACGGACCTCCTACATGATCTCTCTGAAGCTCGCGCCGGTCGCGGTCAGAATGAAGTTGAGTTCGACGAACTCGGCGGTCTTTGTGGGCTTCACGAACACCCGGCACACCATCTCGTTGCGGTCGATGACGGCCGGAGGGTTAGACTCCTCGTCGCACTGGACGCGGAAGTCGTAGAACCCGCCCTTGCTCTTGATGTTCTGCAGGAACGGCGTGATAAGCCGCACCAGCGCGCGCCAGGTCTGGGAGTTGTTCGGCTCAAAGACCACAAAGCGGGATGACTGTGAGATAACCTCCTCCACATACATCATTAGGCGGCGAACGTTGATGCGATCCGTTGCGGATGGCTGGCTTTGCAACGTCCTCTGTCCCCAGATGTTGATGCCTGTGTCGGGGAAGGAGGCTATGACGTTGACACCCTCCGGATAGAGCACGTCCCGCTCACCACGGCTGGTCTTGTAGGCCAACGACAGGGCATTGAACACGCGTCCCCGGTCGATGCCAGCGGGCGCATACCAGACCTCGGCCTTGTCATCGCTTCTGGCGATGCAGCCCGCGACGGCGCCCGTCGGAGGAACGAGCTTCTTCTTGCTCGTGAGGGGGTCGGATATCTCGATCCACGGATGGTAGAGCGCGGCATACGAAGAGTTGAACGCGGTGTGCGAATACGCTCCTCGGCCCTTGCGGAAGTCAACAGCCTGAAGCGGGTTGAGGTAGAGCGGAGCGTCAGCGATGAAGAGGATATCCTTGCGGTTCTCAGCGTAGGCGATACCTGCCTGGATCACCGCGACGGTCGTCACGCCCGGCACGAGCAGTATGTTGAGATCCTCGATACTGTCGAACGCGTAGAGGCCGGTATGGATCCCCGGGTCGCCAATGTAGCTGGAGTCACTTATGTAGTCTATGCCATCCTCGCCGTAGCTCAGAGCGAACGCACCCGCAAGCGGACGCCTGAGCGCCGGGGTGGTCGCTGTCTCGAAATCATAGACAGTGACGTACTCCGACCGTTCGTTTATGGCGGTCCCGACGTAGGACTGGTGGGCGGGGTCCATTGAGAGGTCTCTGAAGGACTCCACGACATCGCCCTTGTAGCGCACCGTGAGGTTGAAGAGGTTTGCGGAATCCACCGTGCTGTCGGCGATTTCAACCGACAGGTTGTTTCCCCACGTGCCCTCGGAGAGAGCATAGAAGTTGATGGAATTGCGCGCGTTCTGCCCGCCCGTTAGCGATGTGGCGGCGAATGGAGCAACCACGCCGTAGTCGACCTGTGTGGCCTGGATTAGCGCGGAGGCGGAGGCGTGGTTGTTGACCGCCGTCACCACCTGCGAGCATGTGCTTGTCGCGTTGCCGGACGCGTCGGTGGCGAGATTGACCGTAATAACCAGCCCGCTTACGCTTACCGAGAGCGGGGTGTTGTTGCCGCTCTTCACCGCCGCAATCTGGATGCTGTTTCCGGCGGTTCCCGTGTTCTTGGCCCGCCAGGTGATACGGTTTCCGGTGGTTCCGGTGGTGAGTGAAGCGGCAACACCTTCGCGGTCCATCAATCCTGCCATTGACTTGCAGGCGAGCAGGCTGTCGGGATCGGTCGGCCAGTCGTAGCTCTCAATGCGGTTCACGTAGAGCACCTGTCCGCCGTTGTCGAAGAACGCCCGCGCCGCATATGCCAGATAGCCATCAGCGATGTAGGACCCGAACTTGCGGACGAACTGCTCCCAACTGGTCACCAACGTCGGGCTGTTGATGGGACCCTTCTCGGCGATCCCGATCATCCCGCAGGCGGACGTGGAGATCTGCTTGATGTAGAAGCTGAAGTCCGTTTCCCGTGTGTAGACTCCAGGCGAAAGATATGATGGCATGATTTACCTCCGTTTCCTGGATCGCGGCTCGTTCGTGGTCTCCTCCGACTGCTCTGTGGTCTCTGCCGCTACGCCGGAACCGCCGTCCTCGGCTGCTGGCGTGGCGGCCCGAGCAGACTCGTCTGTCCCTGGCTCTTCGTTTGTCTCCGGGATGTTGTCGGTCGGGTTGTCAGGGAGTTCGCTCGTCGCAGGCTGCGCCTCGGGCTCGTCGGGCTGCTCCAACTCAGTGAGAATAACGAACCCGGCCTTCGCCGCCGTCCGCATCTCCTCTGAAACCTGAGTGTCCTCGATTTGCTTGCGCTGTCGCGAGCGGAGATGCAGTCCCTGTTCCTCTCCGGCAAGCTGGAACGTCAGAGGTTGGGAAAGCAGATTGCGTATCTCTATCACGGTGTCTCTCCTGTTTGCTCGACTTCTATCTTCACACCGGCCGCGAGCTTGCCGGCGGATACTCTGCCGTCGTAGATGGGGCAGTCCTCGATACGGCACCTGCCGGAGGATTGCCGCAAGTTCGAAAGGTTCACTCGCTTGAGTCCGCCCAGCGGCACAAGCTCGGTGATCGCGAGCCGTCCGTGCTCCCCGACCGCGAGTGTCGGGTGAAGCTGGTAGAACCGCGCGACCTTCTCCGTCAGGTCCAGCAGTTCGGCTTCCTTGCCCGTCGTGACGATGAGATCAAAGTCCAGATGATACAGCCTCGGATGCCGACACTGCTCAAAGGTCAAGTCCGCCTCATTGCGCCTAGTGAGCATCGCCGGTGTTCGCCTTTCGCCGTCCTCGGAGAGCGCGGGGCCCTGCAGGACCACGCTCGGGACGTCAGTTACCTCGAACACATCGTCGGCACAGACCAAGACCGCGCCCGGATGGATCTCCGACTTCACGAGCCGTATGAACGACTCGGCCACCTCGCGCAGAATATCCAACCTACTGAGCCTTGATCGAGTATTCGAGCGTTGCCGACTCGCCCTCAAGGAGCATGCGCCCTATCTGGAATGTGAGTTGTCCTACATCGAGCGTCGGCGTCGCGGGCTGGCCGTCTATCTTCGCGCTGCCAGCCACAAAAGCAAAAAGAGCGGGAATGATGACCTTGTAGCGGTTCACCTTGACCGGCTGGATGACGGTTATCGTGGCGGTTGCCGTTGTGGTTCTGGCCGTTCCGTATTCGTCCTCCCACTCGGCTTCGGCCGTGATGGTGATCGGCGCGCGCGGCGCAAGCACGTTCTTCAGGCTCACCGCCATCGCAACTGGCTGGCCGCGCTTGGCCGTGGCTGATGCGGGAGTAGCCGTCACCTCCAGGGCGTCCGCAAACGCCGGGCTCCCAGCAACGAACGAAAGCATCATTATCAGGATCGCGGATGTGACAGATCTCATTGGTCTTTCCCTTCCATCATCTGATGACCGAGCTTAGAGCTTGCCGGTAGTTCTCAATGACCTCGTCGCGGTATTTCAGCATCGTGGGATGCAGGAATGGCCTGGGCGGAATCACTATCACCGCGCCGCTCGGGTGATTGATGGTCGCCCCGTACTCCATGATCGCGCCGATATTGGCGACGCTCTCGCCGTCCTTGGAGATGCTGGTCCGCAGCAGCCCAACGAATGCGCCGTCGGATACTATCTTCTGAGTGATCGAGTTCACGAGGAACCCGGTGTCGATCAGGGCCTTGCTGGAGCCCTTGCGCCGAATAGTCGCTTCGGCAAGCGGAGCAAACTGCTTCCCGCCCGGGGCCTGGCTGCGAATGCCCCGCTGTATCTCCCGAACCAGCAACAGCGCGTTCTTGATGGTCGCCTTTCGGATCGCCAGCGCCAGTCGCTGATTGAAGCCGTTTGTGAGTAGCCGCCTGGCCTTGTCCCAGTCACCGGATCGGCTAACCTCCATGCAAGACCACCAGTTCCAGAACCTTGTGAGTCAGGACCCCGAAGAGCGACTGCGGTGCAACGGTCTGCACCCGGACGTCTCGACCCTGGATGTGAACACGGTCCTCCACGCGAACATCAAGCTCAGGCAGAACACTTGCCAGGGCATCCGCCTGCTTTGCCAGGTCTTTGGGCGGCGTCTCAGATAGCTCCAGAGCGAACGAGCAGACTTCCACGAACTCGCCCTCGTCTGAACCATACAGGTTCTCGCCGGTCTGCTTTCGCAGAAGCGTTGCCGTCTGGCCCGAGGAGGTGATGAGTTCCCTCACATCTGCAGCCGCGACGGTCCTCTCGGCATCAGACAGTAGTCTCAAGGTCCAGCCCCTGTTCGTAGATCACGGGTGCGACCGACCTGGGAGTGATGATGTAGCCATCATCTTGCGCCGTCTCCGGCCTGATCTCGTGCAGCCGCTGCCGGTAACTTGCCAGTAGGTCTGCCTCCAGCTTGGCCCAATGCTCCGACTGATTGGTCTTATCCACCCGTTTGTCGCCGGATGAGAACGAGAAAGCGCTCGCGGTCGCCGCACGCATATACCGGCAAGCCTCGATTCGCGCCCAGAGCAGTAGCATCTCCAGGGCTTCGCCCTGCGGCTCCGGGGCGATCTGCCCGCCGGATATGTTCATCTGGACGTCCAGGTCTCTGCCGACCGGGAACGCTGCTTTGAGAATGCAGCGCGTGAGCACCTCGTCCGCAAACCTCTCAGCATCCGGGTCCGCAAGGTCGCTCCGCAGAAGTGATATCAGGTCACTTACCGCCACGCTTCACTCCTGGTGCGGCCTCAACAAGCGCGCCGTCATCTTTGCCAGCGTTTGTCGCATCGGCTTTATCTGTGGCCTCAGTGCCGGGATCATCCAAAGCAGGCTGTCCGCCGTCCGGTGCCTCGGGTTTTGCCTCGGCAGGCTTCGGCGCGCTCTTCGGCTTGGACTTGCTGTCACCATCACCGTCGACCCGAGTGAGGAGACCAGCGTCGAGAGCGGAGTTCATCTGCGCCGTCAGCCTGTCGACCGAGACTGTCTCGCCCGGGAAGAGCTTGAGTCCGGCGTCGGCGATTATGACAATGCCCGCCCGGACGTTCTTAACCTTGGTCAATTCGACCCTCCTTACGGCAGTATCCTGATCTTCGCGAGAATCTCGGGGCGAGTGACGCCCTGGCCAAGCTCGGTCCATACGAGCCAGCCGGTCTTGAAGCGGGTCTTCTGCTCGATGGCCTCGGTCTTGAGTGACTCGCGGATCGGCATCTTGCCGACCTCATCATCAGGCACTAGAAGAATCTCGGTCATGCTGGCGGAAGCCGTAAGCAGGACGCCGCCGGTGCCGTAGTTCTTGATGACGCCCTTGGTCCTGAGTTCGGATCGAGTCTCTGGATCGAGATCCCAGTCGCGCATGTCGTTGAACCGGCGTCCACGCATCACGATGTACTTGACCGAGAGCTCCAGGTCTTCGATGATGGAGATTGCTTCGTTCAATGCGTCGTCCGTGAGCTTGCCGCCCGTGACCTCGATCGTGTTCGCGGCGGGGACTGCGGCCGAGAGAACGGTGAGCGTTCTCTTGTCGATCTCCTTGCGTATCTCGTCGGCAGCCGAGGTCTGAATGTCCATCAGGGTGCCGATGTTGCCGTTCTTGAGGACCGAAACGTCCACCATCGGTGTTGAGTGAATCCGATTGGTGGGGAACTCCACTTCGTCCTGTCCGAGTTCCTGCTCTCGGGCCTCGCCCTCCGTGCTGATCCAGTAAGCCTGGACCTTCGGCTTCTTCTGGTAGATCGGGCGCTCGCCTTTGGGCAGAGTGTGCTGCGTGAGGAGGAGCGACGTTATCTCTTTGCGCTTGATCTCTTGCTCGATGGGATCGGCGATTGCCGCCGCGAGCGCGCGCATCCCTTCAGGGGATTCCAGAGCCTCGGTCATGAGCCGGGCCATGGTCTCCATGTATCCCTGGCTGTGTATGTTCAAATGGGTTTGTT